AGGAAGCGGTTCGGCGTTAACAACAACACCAGTATTTTTTACTTTGGCGTTTATTATGAAAACTTAATATGACAAACAAAATTAAATTTCATGCAACACAAGAAGTATTAGACGCTTATCCTCACCCTTTTCCCTCAGCTAAAGCTTTGCCAGAGTGGTTTAAATCTTTGCCGCCTTCAATAGATCGTCACCCAAAAAGTAGTTCTGTTAAGAGGTGTATTCCATTTTTAGAAGCTTGCAGTGAGGGATTTATCATTCCTTTTTATTGTGATGTTTGGGTAAAAGCTAAAAATGGCAATATTGAATTTGAATTTGCAGAAAAACAATTATGCGATGGAATGTCACCTCACTCAATAGAGCAAGTTGAAGGCCACCCGTTAGAAAAGTTGCCATTTGGCACAGTTCCATTAAAATTTCACAATCCTTGGATAATAGAAACGCCCAAAAACTATAGCTGTTATTTTATGTCACCTCTTAACAGAATGGAGGATAGATTTAAACTTTTTGATGGTGTTGTTGATACTGATAGATATTACAACCATATTAATTTTCCTTTTATTTGGACAGGTGGGGACGGTGAGTTCTTAATTAACAAAGGAACGCCGCTTGTTCAAATTATACCATTTAAAAGAGATACGTTTAAAAGCGAAGTTGGTTTAGTTGATAAAAGAAGGGCAACTCAGGTTCACAGTAAATTATCGACTTTATTTAACAACAGTTACAGACGGTTATTTTGGCACAAAATGGAGCATAAAAATGAAAAGTCTTAATATAACATCAAGCGGAAATCTTAAATTTATTGCAAGTCAATATGAATACAATGGCGACATTACAAACTCTGCATTTTCTGTAGATAGGCAAAATGCGCTTAATGATTTGCTTTCATCAATACAATCAGAGGGGTTGCAAGAATTACATGTTGAGCAAACAGATTTTAACAGTTTTGTGCATAAAGTAAAAAATGGACAAGTTTTATCTAGTGACAATGTAAATTCTTATGAAGTTTTTAGTGATCTAGAAAATTACGCAAAAGAACTAAAGGATTTTGAAGATGCAATTCCGAACCCAGCGTCAGAGCCTTTTTCTTGGCAAACTGAATAAGGAGAATAACCCATGACTATTGCAGCAGGAGCGATTGGTAGCGGCGCAATAGGGTCTAGCGGTGGCGCTAACTATTCAATGGCAGTCACGCATGGCACGTTTACCTTGTCTATGCAGGGCGCAGGGAAGCTTATTACAGACTTATATCCAAGTGGTCAGTTTACGTTAAGTGGTCAGCCTCTCTTAAATCCTGTCGCGTATAATTACGCAATTCAAAGCGGTTCTTTTGGTTTAACAGGTAACAATGTAACTATAGGTCTTGGTAAGGGTATATTTTTAGAGCCAGTAGGAACTTTTGCTACAACAGGCCAAGCTGTAAGCTTTCAGAAAAATTTAAGCCCAGATGCACAAGTGGGAACATTTGCACTTACTGGTCAAGATCAAAGCTACGAAATACATATATCAATTATTCCACCAGCGGCGACTTTTACGCTAACTGGTCAAGATGTTATATTTAATTTTCCAATCGAAGCAGAGGTTGGAACTTTTGCTTTAACTGGAATTGCAGCTACACTTAGACATGGTAGAATTTTATCAGTAACAGATGCGGCACAATACACATATCAAGGGAAAGACGTTAAGTTTAGAGGATGGTTTAGTCCTACCCTTCCACCAGCAATATGGACGGATGCCGCTTAACGTGGTACTGTTTTATTAATAGGAGATTTATATGGCTATTACTATAACAAAACCTACCGTTGGGGGTAGTGAGGGAACGTGGGGTACGACTATCAATACAGGCTTAACAGCCATTGAAAGCACCTTTAACGGATCTGGAACTGGCAAGGCTACGGTGGCTCCTGATCTTTCAACGCTCACAATTAACGGAGCAAATGTAACTTCTACAGCGGCTGAATTAAATTTATTAGACGGTTCAGTAGCAAACACAGTAGTAAATAGTAAGGGTGTTGTTTACGGTGCGGCTGGAGAGGTGCAAGTCGTAACGATTGATCTAGGCGATTGGACAATTACCCAATCTGGGTCAGATTTAAAATTTGCTTATCAAGGTACAGATAGACTTAAATTAAGTTCTACTGGCGCATTAACTGTAGAAAACGATGTAACTGCTTTCGGAAGTGCTTAATAATGACTTTACCAAGTAGCGGAACTCTAACCATAAATAACATAGTGGGCGAATTTGGTGGTTCTGCGCCGCATGGTTTAAGTGAATATTATAGAAATGGCGGTTTAGTTACTCCGCAAAATACTACCGTTCCTACGTCTGGAACTATAAGTATTAGTGATTTTTATGGAACGGTTGCACAAACGACAACAACTTTAACATCTTCTGCATTAATAAACGGACAATCTAATAGAAAAGAAATAACAGTTTCTAACTTTATAACTGTTGGCAACATATTAAGAATACCGTCAGGTTTTTGGGTTTGGTCAGATGATGTAACAGTGCCAGCCTTAATAATTGATATTTCTTGCGAAATTCAAAACGAAGGTAAAATTATCGGCAAAGGTGGCTATGGTTCATTTGGATCACCGGCTGGCGCTGGTCAGGATGGCGGCGATGCTATAAAAATTAACTCTGGCGTAAGCGGTGTAGTCATTACAAATTCATCTGGTGCATTTATAGCTGGCGGCGGTGGCGGCGGCGGCGGTTCTGGTACAAATGGTACAATAACCAATGGATTTGGCGGCGGCGGCGCTGGTGGTGGTGACCCTGAATTGGGTAATCCAGCACCCCCATCAAATAGGGCGTCAGGTGGTATTTTAAACGCAAAAGGTGGAGATGGCGCTGCTGGTGGAGGCGGCACAGGAGGTGGCGCTGGTGGTGGTGGCGGCGGCTATGCTGGTGATGCTAATGGCCTAAGATCTGGTGGTGGCGGTGGACGTATTCTTGGATCGGGGGCAACTGGTGGTGTTACTGGTGGCGGTGCAAATGGTAACGCTGGCGCAAACTCTTCTAACAATAACTTAGGCGGTGGCGGCGGCGGCTGGGGTGCGGCTGGTGGTAACGGAACATATTCAAATGGTGGGGCTGGTGGCAAGGCCATAGAGGATACTGGAAACAGTTACACGTTAACTAATAACGGAACAATTTACGGAGCGACAACGTAATGCCTTTAGTGCCATTAGATTTAAAAGCTGGTTTTTATCGTAACGGTACAGACCTAGATGCATCAAACCGATGGCGCGATGGTTCTTTAGTAAGGTGGCGTGACGGTTCGTTGCGTCCTATTGGTGGCTGGCAATCTATGAAAAATGGATTTTGCGCTAATCCAATTAGAGGCGCTCACGCTTGGGAAGATAACGGTGGCACTGCTTATTTTGCGGCTGGTTCATATAACGAACTTACAGCAATGACAGGGGCTGGAACAACTTATACTATTACACCCTCAACAATGTCGGCTGGTCGTGAAGATGCTGCGTTAAATCTAGGTTTTGGCGGTGGTTTTTACGGAACTGGTTATTATGGAACACAAAGACCAGCAACAGGCACTTATTCTGAGGCAACATCGTGGTCATTAGACAACTTTGGTCAGTATTTGCTTGGGGTTCATTTTGATACTGGAACTCTAGTGGAATGGCAACTTGGGTCATCAGCAGTAGCTGCGCCAGTAGCTAACGCACCAACTAACAATCTTGGATTGGTTGTGACAGAAGAAAGATTTGTTTTTCTATTGGGTGCTGGTGGAAATCCACGCAGAGTTGCTTTCTCAGATAAAGAAAATAATACCGTATGGACGCCAGCCGCAACGAATGAAGCTGGTGACATTGACTTGCAAACTACTGGTCAAATTATGCAAGGATTAAAAACCAGAGGGCAGACTTTAATTATTACCGATAGTGATGCTTTTTCTGCAAAATATATTGGCGCACCTTATGTGTATGGATTTGATCGTGTAGGAACAGCTTGCGGTGCTGTTTCGCGTATGTCGGCTGTAGACACTGACATGGGTGCGTTTTGGATGGGTCAGAAAGGGTTTTTTACGTTCGATGGTA